GAACGTATCACCACGAACCGTGGGTTCTAATTCAATAGGTAATCTTCCCTGTAAAAGTTTAGTCATCTTCTTCCGTTAGGACGAATATCTAAACGAGTGCCACCGATTCTAAAACCAACACCTAGTTGTATGCCTTCATCAGCATCGTCATCAGATTCAAAACGGACTACGGCTTGTCTTGCACGTGCTCGCATATCTATTTTAGTAGTGGTCGCTGTAAACGCTGTTGTACTATCCGTAGCTAAGGAATCACCAGGATAATTACGGGTTTTTAACACAGTGTTAATTTGTTGCGCCGACCCTCCTGTACCCGTAAAACTTACGTCTGGAATCATGCGACGAACAAACTGGAAGTTTTCGCCTTCTCCAATATCGAAATCAGCAGACTCTATATAAACGTCAGTCATAGGAGAACCGTCTGCATCATTTCCAGATTCGTGGTCATAGATATAGTAACTACTACTTGCTTCTCCTGCTGCTCTAGGATTATTCTCTACCCCTTCATCAAGCCACGCGGTACGAGCTAATTTACCAATAGCCCACACTTTATCAACGTAGTTATATGTTACATATCTATCAGGCAAGTCAGAGTCGCTAGAATTATAAAACCAACCTACTTCATTGAATTGACGATTGAGAAGTGCAAAAAACTGGAAGTTTTGAGATTCATTAATATCGTCAAACACATAACTATGTACACTACATTCTACAGGTTGAACAGATCCGTTATAAACGTAGAACCCTTTACGATCCATCCAGAAAACACCTGCAGGTGAATTAACTGCTGCATTCGGGGAAATTAACCCCACACCTTCGTTAACTAGATTAACGCCAAAAGTGAGCGGTGCACCTATAAACTGTAAACTATATAGCGCGGTATCTGTCCAGATTAGAGTTTCTTGTCTGGCTCGTAATCCTCCTATAATCTGTGATCCTGAAGAAAGTCTTAAAGATCCTGCAGTATTCGTACTTTTCGGCTCCCACTCTAAAATATTTTCTTGATCACACCAGCTGATTAACAACGGATCAAGAACATTGGAACGAGTTGGGCCTGAGATTGGGTCAGAGCCAAGCACTAACACATGACGATCTACCGCAGAAACTAAAACCTGAAGACCTAGTGTGGGAGGAAGATTAGCGTTTGTTACATCTTCTAACGCTTTTGCCCTGACTGAAACAGTATCTGAATTATCCCAGAGAAAAATACCTCCTGCTCTTACGCAAGAAACCATATCTTCGCCAAAATTATCAATAGACCACAGGCGTAACTGACTAGACGCACTTAATGCACTAACTGATCCAAACGTGCCGCTGCCCCAAGTACCAGAACCCCAGCCAGAACCAGACACAAACGTATCGAGTCCAATATTAATTTGATATGCACCAACTACACTACTTCCTCCATTGCCACTATCACTAGCGTTAGCGGTTACGGTAGCTCCAGAAGTGTCTTTTGCTGTAAACGTGTAGGCGTTAGCTGAAGTAACCGCAAGAACTTCATATTCTTGATTAAGAACAGCAGCGGTTACATTACCACCTAAACTCGCAGCTCCGCTAAAAGTGACAAAATCCCCTGCCATTGCTCCGTGGTTCGTATCTGTTGCTGTAATAGTAGAAGAGCCATTAGTAGCTGAAAAGGTAACGTCTCCCGCGCTCGTAGTTAAACGAAGAGGCGTTATATCATAAAACGCATCGCCTTCTTGAAGGTACAATTTTAGGCGGGTGCCTATGCCTAAATATTTTGTGCCTTGCAAATTAACCCACGCATGAAGTTTGCGTCCTGTTCCCTTATAAGTATTAAGAGAGTTTTTAACCCAGCCCCCTATCTTTTCTGGAAATCCTTTTCTAAACCGGACTAAATTACCGTCAAACCACCCGTTCTCAGCAGTGTATGCTGTACCTTCCTTATTTATTCCAGGATTAAAAATAAATTTCTGAAGAGGCATTACTGGTACTCTCCTGTTCGTATAATTTCTGTAACTTCTACAGCACGATCTCCAACTTGTTCACTCCATCTGCTGTCCATAAACTCATCAGCAGCGTTTTCAAATTCTTCACGAGACATTGCTTCTAAAGCCTTCACAAAACCTCTCAGCCTTGTTTGACCAAGATTAAAACTAAGGTCTATCATGGCGTCTTGTCTAGCGTCATTTAAACCTGCAAACCAGTAGTATTCTTCTGTAAGCTCTTCTCGAACTCTTTTAATATCGTTATTTAGAAGATAGTCAATCTCATCTTCAGAAAGTCCCAGTCCATCTTCACTTATATTGCGACCAACACCTATCGTTTCGTAGCCTGCGCTACACAAATAAACTTTATCCCGAACGCCTTCATGTCTTCTTAGCATCTCAATCAATTCGTTCACTGACTTCCTCCTTGTTATCGGATTCTTTATAATAGTCAATTATAGATAAAACTTGTCTAATGTATCGCTTAATTTCAGCCATATTGTGCGACAAGTTTTCATATCCTTTTGTAGAAAGTCCATAAAATGCGTTAGTAGGCGCATTACCTTCCTGTAAGTCAATTAAGTATTCTTCCATCGTTGAAGGAGTTAGAACAGTCCATTCAACAGGAAGAGTGTTAACCTTATTCGGAAGAGGAGGATGATATTGTGGAGCAGGCTCTACAACAGTAACCACCTCTACTTGTTTGGTTTCTGGCAAAGACGGTTTACGGTCAAGTACTGAACAACCGTTAAGAATTAGACACAGTAGTAATACTTTCCAACTCATTCAATACATCCTTAGTCCCTTTATTGATGATTTTTTCAATCAACTTAGGTTTTTTGAGCGATAGAACAGTGAGGTCGTGTTTAGCAAATTTCTCTCTAATGTTTTTAACCTCTTCCTGTGCCTTTTGATTTTCTTCAGTTAGTGTTTCTACTTTTGCTAACATCAGCGTATGTTTTTCGACAGTCTGTTTTAAGTTCTCATTTTGTTGCTGGATCGTTCCTTCCAGGATTTTTTCGTTCTGCAACGCACGTTCTAGCTGTATGTGAAAAGATTCAAGTTCCGCTTGTGATTTATCGTAGTACAGCTTAAATGCTGCTGCTGTAACAGCTAATGCTAAACCTAGCCCTATGCTGAGTTTAAACCCCATTTTATTTTCTTGCCATATAAGCAGTAGCTCCGAAATACAGCCCAACTACACTAGCTTGAGAAAGAAACAACATATCACTTAGAGAAGCTAATGTAGACAAGCGATCGGCAGGAACGAAAGGAGCAAGAGGAAGCAAGGCAAAGACACACATACTGACCATGGCCACCCATGCCATTTTTCTTTGACTATCAGCTTTTTCTTCTTGTAATTCCAATTGCAACATTTCTTGATGTCTTGCGAGTTCTTCATCACTTACTATCCCGTCTCCGTCTGTGTCGTACTCTGCATAACGAGACTTTGGTTCAAGTTTTTTTGCGTTCATTTTAATCCCAGAATTTTTGATTAGAAGATGCCATCACTGGTTTGCAATAAGCGGTTATATTGTGTTGTTTAATACCTCCTCTACAACGGACATCTCTGCAATTATGTTCAATCCAATACGCAAACTGTTGACAACGATGAATGTCTCGAAACAACATCTGATCCGACCCCTGCGCTACATTGCCTTCTATAACTGTAACAAGCATAAAAGCTAGTATTGCGCCTTTCATTTGTCATAGAAATTTAGCTACTACTATAGTAGCAACTATAAACGGATAAACTCCCCAAATCATCATTTCTAGTTTTTTAAATTTTTCTGAGCCTTCTTCTAAGCGTTCTTCAATGCGTTCGTATCGCAAAGCACATTCTCTTTGATGAGTTTTTAACTCATTTAAAGTTTGTTGCGACGCTGGTTCTTTAGTTTTACCTTGAGATTTTTTTGAAGCCATTAATCAGACCTTTTGACAAACTTAATTGGGTTAGTTGTAGCTCCTTCCTTTGCCTTACCAATGTTTAACGCTGCGATCTCAACGATCTTATATAGACGTCCAATCAACGCATCGTCTTTAGGCGTAGGAGT